TTAGGTATGACTGTATATGCTGACGGTGTAATAGCTTCTTCAGGTACTAATATATACTTTAGTCAAGACGGTGATAGTTGGTTACAGATTAATAAAGCCAGTGTAGCAGGTGGTGGAGATAACTTTAGTACCTTTTCAGGTCGTAGTGCTTCAGCTAGAACTTCTCAAGGTAAAGCACACTTTGCAACCTTTGAAGGTAATACTACATACGGTGAAGTTATTATTACTGACGAAGGCTCTGGAGTAAAACCTTTCTATTTTAAGATGACAGGTACTGGAGATGCATTAAGTAGTAGAACTTTTTTTGCAAAAGAAATAACAGTAAGTGGTACACATTTCCCTAAGTTCTGTGTAATCCACGATAAACATTTAGTAGTTGCAGGTGCAGCTACAGCTTTAAATACTATATTCTATAGTGGTACAAGTGACATAGATGATTTTACTTCTACAGGATCAGGCAGTATTGTACTAGACGATCAAGTAGTAGGTTTAAAATCTTTCCGTAACGAGCTTTTTGTATTCTGTAGAAACTCTATATATAAGTTACAAAACATAAATGATTCAAGTACAATAGCAATAGTACCAGTTACAAAGAACGTAGGTTGTGTAGACGGTAAAACTATACAAGAGTTTGCAGGTGACTTGCTTTTTCTTGCTCCTGATGGTTTCAGAACTATTGCAGGTACAGCAAGAATTGGTGACGTTGAGTTAGGAACTGTTAGTAAAATGATACAACCTATTGTAAACGGAATATTTGATAACATTGTTGATTATGAATTTAGCAGTGTAGTACTTAGAGATAAGTCTCAGTATAGAATGTACTATAGCGGTTCTGCAGAATCTACATTAAACTCAAAAGGTATTACAGGAACTCTCACAGCTAGAGGATTTGAATGGACAGAAGTAAGAGGTATACAAGCCCCTGCTATAGCTTCTGGTTTTAACTTTGCAGGTAAAGAAAAAGTTTATCACGGAGATAGGAACGGTTATATTTATAACCACGATACAGGAAGTTCTTTTAATCCTGAAGGAGTTCTAACAAGTATATTAGCAGAGTATCAATCACCTGATTATGATTA